ATTTTAGATCGAGTATTTGCAGATCTATCACCTGCCGCAACAGGTGTTGATCAATACTTTAATAGCACTATTAAGCCACTAGCAGAATCATTTTTTGCTACACTTGGCACTGGATTTTCAGCACTGCTAAACACTTTTGGAGTTGGCGATGTTCAAGAAGCAAATAGAACAGAACTTTTAGCAATGGCAGACTCTTTATCGAATTTGGCTAGCCTACCGAATGCTTCTCCTGAACAAACAGCACTGATCACTGAAATACAACGTTTAGCAACTGATCTTAGAACTACTACTACAAATAACCCATCAGAAGCGGCGAGTATATTTCAATCGTTACAAAATAAAGTTGCAGAAGCATTGCCTGTTCTTCAGCCATTAAGACAGCAAATGAATGCACCAATGATTGATGCAGATGTTGTAACTATTAACGTTGGTAGAGAAGCAAATGTAAACATTAATGGAAGATCAGAAGGTTCTTTAGGAGCAACAGGTAGACTGTTTGAAAACTTTGGAAATTCAACTCTAATGGCATTACATAACATAGAATCTGTACAAACGCCTGAACAAATGGCTTCAGTTGTAAGACACAGTGCATTAGGAATGTTACAAGCAGTCGGAGATGTAATGGATCCTAGTGCAGGATCAGCAAATGTTGCTAGATCTTTGGATAGACTAGCCGGAAATCAGACGGCTTCCCTACAAGGTGCGTTAAATACAATACAGAATCAAGCAAGAACTATGACACCAAGAGAGGAAGTTAATATAGATTTCAGTCAATTAACAACTGCTATGCAGGATGTATTAGTAAGAGGATTCAAAAGCCAAGAGGATGTTATAAAAGAGTTAAGAGAACCTTTAGAACGAGTAGCTGTTGCATCTGCTGAATCAGTTAATGTACAAAATAGAGTTCGTAAAGGTATTAAAGGTATGTCAGGCGATATAATGAGAGGGATAGGATAATATGAGTTGGAAAAAGTATTTTACACCAGTTCCGACTGGTGACAATGTAGGCGGAAGTTATAGTCCGTTTAGTGGAAAACTAAACGGCAACCCAGGCCCTGCTCGTACAAACTATAGCTCATATCTTCCAGACGTGTATGTTGGTTCACCTAATCGTGTTGAACGCTACGGACAATATAATACTATGGATCAAGATTCGGAAGTTAATGCCGCACTTGATATTCTTGCAGAATTTTGTACACAAACAAACGAAGAAAATAAAACTAATTTTAAATTTAATTTTAATAAACGTGCAACAGGTACTGAAGTACAAATACTAAGTCAATATTTAAAACAATGGTGCAAGAACAATGAGTTTGAAACTCGTATGTTCCGTGTGTTCCGTAATGTTTTTAAATATGGTGATGCATTTTTTATTCGTGATCCAGAAACTGGAAAGTGGTTTTATGTTGATCCATCAAAGGTTACAAGAATTATTGTTAATGAAAGCGAAGGCAAAAAACCTGAGCAATACATTATCAAAGATGTTAATTTAAATTTTAGAGATTTAATTGCTACATCTCCAAACATTACAACAGGTAATATCACCGGAGCCGGCAGAACCGAAGGTTACTTTACTGGCGGTGGTAGAGGAATGGTTGGCAATAGTCCAACTGCACAAGGATCTAGATTTTCAATAGAAGAAGGCGAAGTTGCTATTGATGCTGAACACGTTGTACATCTTAGCCTTTCAGAAGGACTAGACAACAATTATCCTTTTGGTAATTCATTATTAGAATCTATATTCAAAGTTTACAAACAAAAAGAATTGCTTGAAGATGCGATTATTATCTATCGTGTACAAAGAGCTCCAGAAAGAAGAGTATTCTACGTTGATGTGGGCAACTTACCTTCACACCTTGCTATGCAGTTTGTGGAGAGAGTTAAAACGGAAATACATCAAAGACGTATCCCATCCGCGACAGGTGGCGGTCAGAATGTCATAGACTCTAGCTATAATCCACTGTCAATTAACGAAGATTACTTCTTCCCACAAACAGCAGAAGGCCGCGGCTCAAAAGTGGAAACATTACCAGGTGGTACTAACCTAGGAGAAATTGATGATCTTAGATACTTTACTAATAAGCTCGTACGCGGCTTACGAATTCCATCCTCTTATTTGCCTACAGGTGCAGACGATGCAACATCTTCATACAATGACGGTAGGGTAGGCACAGCATACATTCAAGAGTTAAGGTTTAACAAGTATTGCGAACGTCTACAAGGATTAATTACAGAAGAATTTAATAAAGAATTTAAACGTTACTTGCTTGAAAAAGGTGTAAACATTGATGTTTCAATGTTTGATGTAGAGTTCCAAGAACCACAAAATTTTGCCGCATATAGACAAAGTGAATTAGACAATGCAAGAATTCCTACATTTGCACAAATACAACAAATACCATTTATTTCAAATCGTTTTGCCTTAACAAGATTCTTAGGATTAAGTGCAGAAGAGATTGCAGAAAACGAGCGTATGTGGAGAGAAGAAAACGAAGAAAACATAACAATGCCAGACGATACTTCCGGTGAAATGCGTGGCATAGGAATTAGTTCAGCAGGCATTAGTTCAGATATTAGTGGAGCAGAAGATATCGAATCCACTGAAGAAAGTCCTATTGAAGGCGGCGAAGGAACACCACCCGAAACTGCAACAACAGCAGATCTTGGCGCAGGTTCTGCACCACCATCAACAGAGCAAACGATATAAATAGTAATATGATACTGAGAGAATTATTTTATTTTGATAGAACAACAGCTGAGCCGGTAGAAGACAACCGTTACGACCCTCAGTATGACTCATCTATATTAAAACCTTCAGATACTAGGAAAACTAGACTTACATTACGCCAAATTAATAGGGCTCGTAAATCTGCAGACTTACATAAAAAAGAACAATCTAATGATTTAGAATTCATAAAACAGATGTATGGTATTGCGGCACAAGCGGCTGTAGGCGGAGTGTAATGACTAATGCCAAAAATAGACAAGTCCAACCTTTCTAAAGAAGAATGGCATAAAATTCGAGATGCAAGACGTCTTGAAAAAGAAAAAAATAAATTACGCAAAGAACGTGAAAAGCGTAAAAAAATTCAAGACAACAAAAAAGAAAATCCCCCTAAACCGACACCAAGATCTATAACACAACCTTACGAAGGCGAAAAAGTTAGAGAGATAAATTACAAAGCAAACACGGCATTTGTTATTGGAAATGGCACTAGTAGGCAGTCGATTAATTTAGAAGAACTATATAAGTTTGGAAACATCTATGCCTGTAATGCTATTTACAGGGAATTTGATCCTGATTACTTAGTTGCAGTAGATGTAAAAATGATTAATGAAATTAATCGTGCAAAATATCAATATAAAAATCCTAATGTATGGACAAATCCTAACAAGTCATTTAATGGAATGCGTAATTTAAATTACTTTAGACCTAGCAAAGGTTGGAGTAGTGGGCCAACAGCATTATGGTTAGCAAGTCAACATAACTATAGAGACATTTATATTTTAGGTTTTGACTATAAAGGCTTAGAAAACGGTAAACGTCTTAACAACATATATGCAGACACAGAAAATTACAAAAAAAGCCACGAGAGTGCAACTTTCTTTGGAAATTGGCTTAGACAAACTACAAGTGTTGTAAGAGATAATTCTAAAAAGAATTACTATAGAGTAATACATCCAGATAATTATATTCCAGACGAACTAAATAATTATGAAAACATAAAGCATATTTTTATTGAAGATTTTAAAAAAATGTTCAATCTTTCCTAGCATATATGCAAAATGGCCCGTTTTTGGCCGATATCTACGTACTTTTTCTTATAAATAGTAAATACAAATGACAGCCTTACCATAGGTAATACTTTTATAGGAGAAAAAAATGGCAGATCTTAACAAATTTGAAGAAATGCTCGAGCGCCTAGTCAACGAAGACAAGGAAGGTGCTGAAGAGTTATTCCACGAGATTGTAGTAGAAAAATCACGTGATATTTACGAAACACTATTAGCAGAAGAAGCTGACGACGAAGAAGTTGATGAAACAACTGATGAAGAAGTCGACGAAGCTTCTGATGAAGAAGTTGATGAGTCAGACGACGAAGAAGTTGATGAGTCAGACGACGAAGACGAAGTTAAAGAAGACTTTGACCTAGACGAGTTCGAAGTTGAAGCAGATCCAATGGCAGATATGGGCGGCGATCCAGCAGACGATATGATGGGTGACGTTGAGCCAGCAGGCGATATGGATATGGATATGGATATGGGCGACGAAGAAGGCGGCGAAGAAGATCTAGAAGATCGTGTTGTTGACCTAGAAGACGCTCTAGATGATCTTAAAGCAGAATTTGAAAAAATGATGTCAGATGATGAAGGCGATGACGAAGGCGACGATGACGCTGAAATGGATATGGATATGGGCGACGAAGGTGACGACGAAGCCGAAGAAGAATCTGTTGCGTTTGAATCAGATGATGAAGAAGTAGACGAAGAAGCTGATGAAGAAGTAGAAGAAACTTCAAAAGCTCCTAAGTCACAAACAGAGCAGATGCGTGAGTACGTTGAAAAAGTTGCAGGTGGACACGGTGCAGAAACTAAAGGCAAAGCCGAAAGTGGTGCAAATACTAAGTCAGCTGTAGCAAGCAAAAACGATATGGGCGGAACTGCTTCAAACTTGGCACAAAGCGACACAGGCGATGTTGTAGAAGCTGGTAAAGGTGCTCTAAAAGGCAGCGCACTAAGCGATACTACAGCAAAAGAAGATAGCGCAGGAAATGTAAACGTTCCAGGCGGTAAAGCTTCTAAGTCAATGAAAGCAATGCCAAAGGGCCACGGCGCTGAGAAAAAAGGCGCAGGCGAATCAGGCACTAACAGCAAACCAGTTGTTGGCGCTTAAAAAGTAAGGAAGACTGAATGAAAAACTTACGAGAGCATTTGACATTTGACCAAGCAGGTATGGTCGTTGAGTCATCGGAAAATCCCAACGGGGGCAAAGACCTTTATATGAAAGGCATCTGCATACAAGGTGGTGTGCGTAATGCAAACCAGCGTGTATATCCTGTAAACGAGATTGGAAGGGCTGTCAAAACTCTCAATGATCAAATAAGCGGAGGATATAGTGTTCTCGGAGA